GGGGGGGGGGGGCCGCCCCCCTTCCCCCCCGGGGGGGGGGGGGGGGGGCGCCGGGCGGCGCGGCACGTATGTTGGTGCCACGCTCGTCCCAACGGGGCGCTCAAGCCGTGAGCCTTCCCTGTCCGCCTCTGTCCTCTCCTCCTCCTCCACCTGGTCGGCCCAGTTCTCGATGAACTGCGAGTGCGACGCCAGCGCCGGTTCCCGCCAGAGCCAAAGCTCGCCGGGGTCCTTCTGCACTGCCGCGCGCAGGCCCTCCAGGGAGGGGATGAGAGTCGGGCCCCAGGGTGTCTCTTTGAGCGCCCACCGCAGCGTCTCCTCGTCGAGACGGAGGTGGCTGTGCTTAGCCGCCTCCAATGTCTCGATCGCGAACTGGCGGTAGGCCGCAAAGGCCGCCTCCAGCTCGGGGGGGGGGATGCCCAGGTTGAGGTAAATGGAGGCGATGCGCACAGCCTCGAGGGGCCGCACCGCCTCCTTCTCCATCCACCTCACGCTGGGGTACGGCACCTGCGCGAGCGTCCGTGAAACGTCCGCAAAGCACTGCACTTGCTCCTCCTCATCCGCCCAGAAGTAGTACCCGATGTACAAGAACGGGGTGCGCTGCAGAATGCCGCGCACGCTGTTCCCGACCACGTACTGCTCCAGGCGGATGGAGAAGCCCATCCCCATCCCCACCTCCGCCAGCAGCCGCTCCACCCCCTTCTCGTCGCAGACGTCCGGCATCCTGGCGATGGTGCGCATAAGCAGCACCTCCATCAGCATGTCGTTGACCTTGGACTGAAGGGGCATCCCAGAGGGGCCGCAGTGCTTCCAAGTGAGGTTCAGCGTGCCTGTGGTCACCACGTTACGCTGACGCGCGTACGAGTGCCACAGAGCAGCCGCGGGCCCGTCCACAAGCTTAAGCTCGTGGTACATAGCCTCATGCACCTCCTCGGTCACCTTGCTGTGCTGGGTGAGGTCGAAGTTGCTGCAGTCCAAGGCAAACATCACGTGCGTGCCGTTGGCCAGGCGTACGATGACCCAGGAGTCGTCACCCACGTGCGTGTAGGCGTACCCCTGGGCCTCGCAGCGCCTCTCCAGCTCAGTCACCAGCTCCTCAGCCCCACCATGAGCGAGGCTGATGCCGATGGCCGAGTTGGCGTCGCTGTTCAGCAGGTGCGTGGCGTTCCCCTCCAGTACCTGGGTGGCCTTCTGCATGTTAAGCAGAACCTGCCTGGGGAAGACGTTGTAGAACCGGAGCCTCAACGCCTCTGCCTTCTCCTCAGTGTAGCAATCCGCCTTTGTCTTCCCAAGGAGCGTAACGAGGTGGGGAGCTGAGAGCTCCTTGTCGCGGAGCCAGCTCTCCACCCCCTGCCGTCCTCCATCCCTGAAAGCCCTGTTCACCTCCTGTTCGATGGTGACTGCCAGGCCCATGGCCTTGGCAGCGGCCCCCTCAGTGTTCCACTTGCCCAGCACCGGAAATCCGTTGCTGGACTTGGGGTTCACCTTGATGGCCAACGGGTCTCCAGGTCTGGAGAGGAGCGGGTACGGGTACAGCGCCTCCTTCATACGGCCTTGCATACGAATGCCGCAGTTGTCGATCGCTGCCTGTGCCTCCGCCCTCGTGACAGGCTCCGACGGTGCCGGCGCCCCGCGCCTCGGCACCGCCATACCCAACCTCCCCATTGTGTACTGTGTTCCACCGTCCAGAGACACCTTCGAGTTCACCACCGGAAATACCATCTCCTTGGCAAACGGTCCTGCATCTGGCAGAGCCCGATACGCTGCCGCCATCGCTCCTTGTCCGGTCGCAGTACGCTTCCGTCCAACGAGCTTTGATTTGTCGGCGCGGGCCAGGAATGGCTTGGTGGCGTTCTGGAT